ATTCAAAATACAAAGATAGATTGCGAACAAGAAGCATTGACCCAATTAGAAATTACAAAATGCAAAATGGAAGCAAGACTATTAGAGTTAGAATATTAAATCTTACATGTGTAAGATAGAAAGGTTATTATGGAAGACGGGAACTTAAAATTATATGTATTAAAAATAATTTTAAAGAAAACAATATTTGATAGAGTAAGAAAAATTGTATCAGATTCTTTTTTTATTAATGGTGGTAGAGATATATATAAAGCCATATCTAAAATATACGAAGACAATCCTGGGATAGAAGAAATAAGCATTAGTGATTTAAGAATAAGTTATTTTGAAACTTACTTTGCTAATCAAAGTTTTCAATCAGAAAAAAACATCAAAGAATTAATTAGTAGGATAGAACGTATTCAAGACATGAATGAAAGCGTTGTAGAAAATGCTATCAAGAGTATGTACAAATCCGCAAAAGCAGATGAGATGTCAAGGCTATGTATATCTATAGGTAATAATCCTAGCGAACATTCTTTTAAAGAAGTACAAAGATTTTTAGAAACTATTGATGAAGAATATTTTGATAGTGTAGATGATACTTCTGTTACTAGGGATGTTGATGAGATAATAGAAGCAGTCAATCAACAAAGAGAGTTTAAGTTTAATATACATGCATTAGATAATGCTACAGACGGCATAGGTAGAGGAAACTTTATGATTGTTTTTGCTAGACCTGAGAGTGGCAAGACTGCTTTTTGGGTGAGTATGGTGGCAAGTCAAGGTGGATTTGCATGGCAAAAAAAGAATGTACATATTTTTTGTAATGAAGAACCTGCGATTAGAACTCAAATGAGAATGTTAAATGCGTGTAGTAATCTTAATAAAAAACAAATATTAAATGGTAGTAGACAATTAGCAAAAGATAGATGGCATGAGATACAATCATATATATATACTCACGATAGTGTTGATATGAATATGGAAGACTTAAACACATATTGTAAAGAGCATGATGTAGATATATTAATTATAGACCAATTAGATAAAGTTAATATCACAGGCAAGTATAATTCTTCTCATGAAAAACTAGGTGAGGTTTATAGACAGGCTAGAGAGATTGCTAAAAGACATGATGTATTAGTTGTAGGTTTATCTCAAGCTTCAGCCGAGGCACATGGTAGAGAAAGATTAAGTTTTAATGTTATGGCAAATTCCAAGACAGGTAAAGCTGCTGAAGCAGATGTCATCATAGGTATAGGAAAATTAGATGAGGGTGAAGAAAACCCTAATGAAGCATGTGTACGACAAATAACAATCTCAAAGAATAAACTGACAGGAGACCACGGGGAGTTCCAAGTACAATTAGTTCCCACCTTATCTCAATTCACTTCATTTACATAGAAAGGATATTAAGTGATAACAACATTAGACATAGAAACAACAGTAAGTAAAGAGGGAGACCCTTCCCCTTTTAACTATGAGAATAGATTAGTAAGTATTGGTATTAATGATGACTACTATTTCTTTTATCACAAAGATGTAAAAGATGTAGAGAAGATAAAAGAAAATAAAAACAAAGTTCAAAAGATATTAGATGAATCTACTTTAATCATAGGGCATAATTTAAAGTTTGATATGTCATGGATGTATGAGTTTGGGTTTACTTATAATGGTAAACTTTATGATACTATGTTAGCAGAATATATTATTATGAGAGGCCACAAAGATAAATCTTTATCCTTAAAAGAATGTTGTAGAAGACATAACATTAGTTTAAAATCTGATATACTAGCTACCTATATGGATGAAGGCTATGGTATTGATGAGATTCCATTAGAACATTTAGAAACTTATGGAAGACAAGATGTTAAGATTACAAAAGAGTTATATCTTACACAAGTAAGATTTTATAATCTACATGCTAACAAAGGATTACTTCCTACTAGAGATTTGATGAATGATTTTCTACAGGTTTTAATTTCTATGGAATGTAATGGAAACTATATTAACTTAGAAGATTTAAATGGTGTTGAGAAAGAACTAACACAAGAATACTATAAGTTAAAACATAAGATAGAAAAAATTGTTGCACAAGTTATGGGTGATACTAAAATAAACTTATCCTCTACAGAAGATTTATCTAAGGTTATCTACTCAAGAAAAGTACAGGACAAAAGTATTTGGACTAGCATGTTTAATATTGGTATAGATAAAAGAACAAAGAGAGCAAAGAGAAGACCTAGAATAAATGACAGAGCATTTCATGAGTTAGTAAATAAGTATACAGACCCTGTGTTTAAAACAATAGCACAACAATGTACTGAGTGTCATGGTGTTGGTCACATAAGAAGAATAAAAAAAGATGGTAGTCCTTTTTCTAAAATGTCTAAGTGTTCTAAATGTAATGGACAAGGTATGCTGTTTATTGATACAGAAGCTAGGGCAGGATTTAATTGGAAAGCTAACAGTGTTCAAGATACAGCACAAGGTGGTTTTAAAACAGACAAAGAAACTTTAAATAGAATTGCAGTATACGCAGAGGGTTCTTTAAAAGAGTTTATAGATTGCATTGTAAGATTTGGTGCATTAGAAACTTATCTTAATACTTTTATAACAGGCATAAGAGATAATACTAATCACGATAATATACTACATCCTTCTTTTAATCAACACATAACTGCTACGGGAAGATTATCAAGTTCTAAACCTAACTTCCAAAATATGCCTAGAGGTGATAAGTTCCCTGTAAAAAGAGTTATACAGTCTAGGTGGGAGAATGGTCAAATATTAGAAGTAGATTTTGCACAATTAGAATTTAGGACTGCAGTATTTTTGGCACAAGATGAACAAGGTATGCAAGATATAGCAGACGGAATAGATGTTCATCAATACACTGCAGATATTATAGGTTGCGATAGGCAAACTGCCAAGGCACATACATTCAAACCTCTATATGGAGGAATGATGGGCAAGAAAAAAGAAAGGGAGTACTATGAAAAGTTTTTAAAGAAGTATAAACAAATTGCAGAGTGGCATAAATATTTACAAGATAGGGCTTACAAAACAAATATAGTTAAGCTACCAAGTGGTAGAGAATATTATTTTCCTAATGTGTATAGAAGAAAAGACGGCTCTACTACACAAGCTACAGCCATAAAAAATTATCCTGTTCAAGGTTTTGCTACTGCTGATATAGTTCCTATAGCATGTATAAATGTTTGGGAATTGCTACGAAAAAGAAACTTAAAAAGTTTAATCATAAATACTGTACATGATTCGGTTATACTAGATGTTCATCCTGATGAGATACATCATGCGATTAGTATAATCAAGACAGGATTTTCCAATGTAAAGGACCAACTACTACATAGGTATGACTGCGAGTTAAATGTACCTTTAGATTTTGAAATAAAAAAAGGTATAAATTGGCTTGACTTATCCACAGTTATATGATATAATACGTTTATAAAAAGGAGGCATTATATGTCAAACGAACTAATAGCGGGTATAGATACTATGTCCAACGATAAATTGATGGCAATGATAGGGCAAGACATCGACACAGGTGGCTCTTCTCTCTCTAGGTTATCAATTAATTATGATACCGAAGACAGTGAAGGCAATCTGATAAAACGAGGTCTATATAAAATAGACAGTCAGAAACACGGACTTGTCTTTGCAGAGAAGGTATCTTTCAGACCTTTTCTAAATACCTTTCAGTATAATAAATACGATGAGGAAGATGAACACAACAATTATAAATCTGTTATGTTTACAAGTTGGTCAGACGCAAAGCCTGACTCTAATGGAACTGATGCTTGTGGTAATGTACCTAAAGCATTAAGAGAAGACCTAGACCCTGCATCTAAGATTCAACAAGAAAAGGTTACTTGTTATCGAAATGTGTTTGGGGTGGCATCGGCAAAAGGAAAGACATCTAAAGGGCAAGAAGTTACTATAACTGAAGAGCCTGTACTCTACAGAGTTAGAGGTGTTAACTTTCTTCCTATAGGTGACCAATTAAAAAGTCTATCTAAAAGAAATAAAATTATGTATAATACTGTTTTGGATTTTAATGGAACAGAAAAACATACTAAAGGTAGTGTCACTTACTTTACGGCAAAGATTAGAGATGCCAATAAAGATGTCAAGTTTTCTGATGTAGACAAGACTAATCTAAAAAACTTTTTAGACTATGTGAAACAAGAAAACGATTATGTTAAATCGGAACATGATAAAGCAAAGAAAAATCAAGTAACTGCAGAAGATGTTCTTGATAATGAAATCATGAAGGAAATGACTGCTTGACTTTCTTAGAAGAAGTAAAATCATTTTTAGCACAGGCTCAACGAGAGCCTGTCGCTATACCTAAACCTATTATAGAAAAGTTTAAAGAAGAATGTGAACAAGCAGTAAGAAAACAATTTACAGACAAAAGAGAAACAGATTTTAGAATACGAATGTCTAATGTTGGTAAACCCTTATGCCAATTACAAATGGATAAAAAATATTCTGGCGATAATAAGATAGTATCTTATGAAAATTATAATTTTAAGTTAAGAAATTTATTTGGTGATATAATAGAAGCTATTGCTGTTATGTTACTGAGAACAGTTAAAGCAAAGATTCAAGGAGTTCAAGGTAAGGTTAGTTTAAACACAGAGTTCTTTGATATAAAAGGAACGTATGATATAATTATAGATGATAAAGTCTATGATATAAAATCTGCTTCACCTTTTGCCTTTGAAAAAAAATTCGGGGAAAGTGGGGGTGGCTTCCACAAAATTGCTGAAGATGATGTCTTCGGGTATCTCTCCCAAGGATATCTATATTCGGAAGCCACAAATAAACCTTTTGGTGGGTGGATTGTAATTAATAAATCTACAGGAGAAATATTAGTTAGCGAACCTCCTGAAGATGATTCAGAGTATAGGAAAAAAGCACTAGAAAAAGTTCATAATAATGTGAAAGCGTTAATGGAAGATACTCCTTTTAAAAGAGAGTATGAATTACAAGAAGAGTCTTTCTATCAAAAGAAGACTGGTAATAAAGTTTTGGGTACTGTCTGTTCTTTCTGTCAATACAAACATAAATGTTGGGGTGATAATATTGAGTACTTGCCCCAACAGCAATCTAAAGCAAGAAGCCCTAAATATTATTGGTATGCAGAATTAAACAGTCCGAAGGAGATAGCACATGGTTAAAGATATAACATTAGATAGTGATGGGGTAGTGATAGTTGTCAAACCCTATGGAGAAAATGGTAAGTTTATTTGTGGTCTAGATAAAAATTATAAACAAGATACAGAAGAAAAAAAAGTATGCTATGCGGTAGCCTTAGGCCTATGTCAAATAGCAATGGATGACCCTGATATGGTTTATGATATTGGTTTAAGTGTATCTCAAATAAACGAAATGGAAAATGGAAAAGACAATCTTATAAATCTAGAAGATTGGAGGAAAAAATTAAATTGAAACATAACGCAAATTTTAAGTATGATTTAGAGTGGGGTAAACAAGGGGAGACTGTTGTTGCTGAAATACAACAAGGAGAAAAGACTGAGGTAAAGTCTGAAAGAGATAAGTGGATTAAGACAGGTAATCACTATTGTGAATACCAAAGTAGGGGAAAAGAAAGTGGGATTAAAAAAACACAAGCAGAATGGTGGACAATTAATTTCTACAGTGGTGATAGATTTTGTTTTAACATAACATTAAAGACAAAAGATTTGAGAAGTATTATCAATAAGAATAACTTTAATAAAGTTCCTGGTGGGGATAACAATACTTCATGGGGATATTTAGTTCCTATTATAAAACTAATTGATTTTAATAACTATGGTAGTTCTGAATGAGAATACTGAAAGACCCCTTCACAGGAGATTTACTTTTATCTTTAGATTCATTTGAATCCAACCAAGTAAAGGATAAAGGGTATGTAAAGATATCTACTAAAACAAATTTCTTTGGGTACTTAAAAGTTTTGCATGACGATTTGTCTGCAATTATTACTGAAGAGTTAAGAAATATACATCTACAAAAGGAGAAACAAAAAAATGCAAAAATACGAGATAAGTCAAAACCTAGTACAGGGAATAATTAATTTTTTATCAACACTTCCTTGGAATCAAGTTAACAAGTTATTAAATTCTATAGCAATAGAGGTAAACGAAAATGAAAATTCAAAGAAAGAATCTGATAAGAAGAAAATATGATTTACTTATTGACGTGGGAAGATTTAATGTTGGGATAAATAGAGAGTTTGAATTAGTGCTTGATTATAATACAGTCAATCACAAAAAATTGTATGAGACATTAAAAGAAAAATATCCTAAGTATCAGCACACTAATATAATAGTGGCTCTTACTCAAGAAACTAAATTTATGTTTGATGACTTAGCAGAAGATGTTACTAAGTTTGTTAATAGTTTAAATTAATATAATTCTTCTTCTTTATTTAAAGTTATACTAGGGTCATCAGGCTTGACAATATTACTACCAAAACTAATATCTATTTTAGGTTTAGGTAAAGTTTGCAAATTATTATCTGGCATAGATTCTAAGGGCCTGTTAGCTTGGGAAGTTTGATACATTTCTTCTGCAGGTAACATCACATCATTAACGTAATTAATTAAATCATTTTTTCTTTTTTGATTGTATGTTGGTTCGTTTCCTTTTGCGTATTTATTAACAGCATCGATAATACTATCAACATCATTTTTAGAAATGGACTCATACAAACTAGGTGCCTTTTTTATATTTCCTGCAACAATTTTATGTTGAACCAACAGTGTTTGATTTAGCTCTGGTAGTTTTTTAAATCTGTCAATTATCCCTTTATCTTTATTGTCTTTAAAAATATTATTATATTCTTTCTCAGTCTCTATAACAAAAGTGTTAAAATAATTTTCATTAACTCTTTCTCCCTCTTCGGGAGTTAACACTATTTTATTAGCTATCTCATCTAATTCTTTAGCATTAGTATTACTTAAATTTTTTTCTAGTGCGGGTTCTAGTTTTTTATTTATAGTTTCCCCAAAATTATATTTAAGTAAATCTTCTTTATTATGCTGCCCTATATCAAAACCATTAGCTACAGTTGGGCCTGAATTTTGTGATTTAGGAACATGGCCTATAAAATTACCATTTTCATCCTTTTTAGTTTGTTCTAATACATTATGTATAAAATATCTATCGGCCATTATTTCTTCACCAAACTTCCACCGAAGTATAGACCCACTATTGATGACATAAGGTGAGTATCGAGAGGGGTAATCACTACACCTGCAAATGCTC